CTTTTTTAACTCTTCTTCGGAATATCTTTCCTCATCACCTTCTATAATCATTCCTGCCCCTGCAGAACCCGGTCTTTTGGCCATTTCCATACCCAAACATCCCTCGTAATGTGCACCGTCTAAAGTACCGATAAAATCGTTCATAGGATTAGTGATTTCTTGTTGTCCTTTACCATCACCTTTCGATAATGCATAGACATCGGCAATATTCACTGCCAAATATCCACCCTTTTTAATAGTAGGCCAAACATTTGCAATAGTTTTATGTAAGAAATTTTTATTCCAATCATCAATTGTTTTATAACGAACCCAACTTTGAGTATCGTCATACGAATATCTCTCTACATTGAAATATGGTGGCGAACTGAATACAATATCGAAATATTCATTATATTCACTCAAATCCAAATCCTCTGCGGGAGATTCATAAAAAGTTGATTTCTTTTTAGTTTCGAAGAAACCATTATTCTTTTCATAGAATTCTGCTTGTTTTTTATAAATTGGATGATTTTCTTTACGAGGGTCAATACCTACATAATGTTCACCGTATTCTGATGCATAAAATCCACACAATCTATCACCCCATCCTGCAGAAATATCTAATACATTTTTTGCCTGAACAAAATCATATAATACTTTAGCAACATTGGGTTTGAATTGTGAGCAAATATATTTTCGTAAGGATAAACAAGTTCTTAATGTGGTTTTACTTACCTCATCAAACTTTAAAGTGTACATTCCACCCATAAGTGAAAACATAAACTCTGGATTATTCCAAGTACGATATGGCCCAGGTGATACCGTTCCATCGACACTCCATCTATTTGCTTGTTGGAAATAGTTTGATGCCGGATTACCTGTATTTATTCTGCGAACAAATTGTTGTTTTCCTTGAAATGTAAGTGGGTATTTGGATTCGGATGCTTTACGAGGCACCCAATCTCCTTCGGTGAATAATTCATTCCATCTAAACCCTTTTAGTTTAAGATATTCGCTTCTTGCCTCTTGTTCAGTAATTTCTGCATATGGAATTTCATATGTTGCTGCAACTCTTGCTAGAGATTCTTTGACATCTTCTCTATTGAAAGTTTTTTTAATATATTCCCACTCTTCATTTCCGATGAAGAGATACGGTTCCATATCATAGAACTTATCAAAATAATCTAAATACATAACCTTTTATTGTTTAATCTTTTACAAAGATACGAAAAATATTTGATATATACAAATTTTTTCGATTAAATATGTGTCCAAGTTTTTCGTTTTACGATTTCTTCTATATTCCAAGTGGACACTTTATAGTTTCGTGCGATGACATTTGTAGAGAACCCCTTTGAAAAGAGTTCTCTAATTTGTCTTACTTGTTCTGATGTTAGTTTAGCCTTTGGGTGATTTTCTCCCCTTCTACTATTTAATTTGCTCATTTAATGCGTTTACATATCTCATTTCAGATTGTAAACCAATGAATCTTTCAACTTCCTTACCATCTTTTTCAATTATAACCGTTGGTACTGAGCGAATAGAATATTTTGAAGCCTCTTCAAATTGTTGGTCTACGTCAATATTTATAAAATTTACATTATCAAATTTTGTTTTTATACCTTCAAACATTGGTGCTAACATTCTACATGGACCACACCATGCAGCAGAAAATTTCTTTACTTCTACCATTTTTTCTCCTATTTTTTTTAAAATTATTAACCATCACAACTCAAACAATCCGGGTCCATTGCCTTTGCAGCAATATCACCTCTTAATACTGATTCAGTTCTCATATAATAAAGTGTTTTAACACCTTGTTTCCAAGCTTCCATTGTAACTTGATTAATCCATCTTGGTTCTGCAGTTGCTGGGAATGCTAAATTTAAAGATACTGATTGGTCAATATATTGTTGTCTGATTCCCGCTTGTTTTACTAAATCTAATTGATTAATTTCTTTAAATGTTTTGAATACATCTTTAACTGGGAAAGTTTTATGTAAATCATCTTGACTTATTTCTTCACATTGATATATTTTACCATTTAAGAAACACCAATTATCTAATTCATTAATATCTTGTATTGAACCGCCATCTGCAAGTATTTTATCCCAAATTTCTTTAGTGTTAATACCAACTTTCCTTAATACTTTTTCTAATTCAGAATTTTTTCTAATGAAAGTTCCTTTTGCAGTTTGTTCGGTAAATACATTTGCAGCCCAGGGTTCAATTCCTGCAGATACATCTCCACTTAATTTAGAATTTGATACAGTTGGTGCAATTGCACGCAAGTGAGTGTTTCTAAATCCCGTATCCCTACACCATAATGGTTCACCATATTCAGTTGCCATATCTCTACTTGCTCTTTCAGATTCAATCTTTAATTGAGAGAAAATCTTACGAGTTTCAAACTGAGCAGGCATTCCTTCAAATGGAATACCTCTTTGTTGTAAATATGTATGCCAACCTAATACACCTAAACCTAATGCTCTACCTTTTTCAGCAGAACGAACTGAATTTTCAAATCCTCTTAATCCTTTTGCTTTTTGAATAAATTCAGAAAGAACGCCATCTAAAAACCAAGTTGCAGTATATACTAAATCAGTATCTTTCCACTCATCGTATTTAGCAAGATTAAGTGATGATAAACAACATACAAATGAGTGTGATTCATCGGTATGTAAAGTAATTTCGGAACAAATGTTCGTCATAAATACTTTCAATCCATTTTGTTTATATGAATCTGGGTTTTGTTTATTCACATTACCCTTAAACATAATATAAGGTTCGCCTGTTGCTTTTCTTTTTTGTAAAAGTTTACCCCATTTTCTACGAGCAGTTTCATCACCATCTTGTAGTTTTCTCATAAATTTATCACCAACAATTGCACATTGATGTAGATTAAGTGATTGACGATTCACATCACCTTTCGGTTCTCTGATTTCCAACCAATCTTCAAAATCTTTATGTTCGATGTTTAAGTTTACTGATGCTGCTCCTCTTCTTACTGAACCTTGATTCGTAGCAAGAATAGTAGAATCATATATTTTACAAAATGGAACTACTCCATCGGATGTACCATTACCGGTGATTGATGCACCTGCCGGTCTTATTTGGTTTATACCAATACCAACACCACCACCATGTTTAGCAAGTAACATTAATTCTAAATTCTTATTACCAATATCAAAAATTGAATCTGCAACATCGATACCAAAACAAGAAATCGGTAAACCTCTATCAGTACCAGTATTTGATAATACCGGCGTTGCCAGATTTAACCATCCTTTCCAAATATAATCGAAAAATTTAGTTGCTAATTGTGGTTTGTTTAATCGTTGAGCAACTTTTGTAGCAACTCTCCAATATGCATCTTTTGGTTTTTCACCTGGCAGTAGGTATCCTTTAGAAATAGTTTTTACATATATCTCCGTATTACCCCATGATGGAAAATCAACATCTAATTCCCAACCTAATTCTTCTCCGTAGTTTTTAACTGCCATTTTATTTTTTTTCTTTTACGAAAACACCATTTCCAGTCTTTCCTATCATTTTTATATTAAAATAAATCACTCCAATCTTCACCTTCACCCGCCTTTGAATAATCAGTAGGTCTCATTGCGAAGAAATCGGTGTGAGTAGTTCCACCAGTCAAATGATAGAACCAATCTAAATTTTCTGCTTTCTTCTTATTATATTCGAAGTAATCATCACCACCAGGAATTGGATTATATCCCAATTCACCCAATTTCTCATTAACACGCTGGATAATAAAATGTTTTAAATCATCTTTTTTAAGATTTTCTAAATCACCTAATTCAAACATTTTATCAATAAATTTATGTTCTAAATCTATAATAAGTTTTGCTGCTTCGTAAATTGATGATTTAGCCTCGTCCAATAATTCTGGGAATTCTTCACACATATGTCTGAATAATTGACATCCCATTCTACTATGTAATGATTCATCTCTTACACTCCATTTCATTTGTTGTCCAATACCTTTTAAAAGGTTTCTCATTTGAAATGAGTAAAGAACTGCAAATGAAGAATAGAGAGATACACCTTCAGAAAATGCAGAGAATATTGCTAAACTTCTAGCAACTTCAATTCTTGCTTTATGATTTGTATCTAAATCGGTTGGTGTCCAATCTGCTGATGTTTGTGTTAAGAGTTCAAACTTCTCTGCAACTGCAGGTTCGTGCAAAAATGCAGAGAAGTCATCCAACCCTAATGTTTCATTCAAATATGAATATGCTGTAGCATGAATCGTTTCTTGCGAACCGAACATCATTGCCATTTGTCTAATTTCGTGCTTTGGAAACCATTTGGTAACCATACCTGTCCAATAATCAGAAACGGCACATTCGGTTTGAGCAAATCCTAAAAGAATATTACCCACTAAATGTTTTTCAGATTCAGATAGGTTTTCGTTCCAGTCTTTTACATCCATTTGCATAGGAATTTCAGTATGTAACCAAAACGCTTGTGCTTGTTTTAGCCATCCTTCGGTATAATAAACCGGAAATTCAAATGGTTTAAATGGAACTCTTTCTGTGAATAATTTGCTCATAACTCAAAAAACTTATTTTGATTCTTCTACTGATACTTTTCTATATTCGGTTACTAATTTCTTTAATTCTCCGATTGATTTTCTAGCTCTTGACTTAGCTGCTTTTGTAGTACCATTGTGTTCTTTTTCGAATTGTTCAAACAATTCTTTCATTTGTTCAAAAAGTTCTTGTGAATTTGCCATAAAATTTTGTGTAGTTTAAGTTAAACAATAATTGTAACCATCCGGTCGGTTGGTGAGTATAATTATTGTATATATGAAAAAACAAAATCAATTTTTTCAAATATTTTTTTAATTTTTAATTGTTCTATATTAACTGAATAGTAGTGGGGTTGGTGTAATAATTTTTTTGATACACTAACCCATATTTTCTACATATTTTTTCATTAGAAGTTGCTTTGTTTCAATTTGTCCACTTGCTGCTTCTTTTGTTGCAAGAATACCATCTGGTGTATTTCCCTCATATACTTCAATAAATCCACTATTAGTATCCATCTTACAAGGGAATGTAATACCATCTTGTCCGAATCGGTTTTTCATAATATGGCAACGAGCAGTATTGTTCAATTTATCTTTACTCTTTCTACTCCAACTCATAATGAAATCTGCGTTCATTACCTTTGCATATGAATCAGCAATCTTATCTGCTTCAATAACCTCACTATCAATTGCCGAACGATTGGTTTGTGATGCAGTCCAGACCGGAATACCTAATTCACCACCCATACCTCTTAAATCAATATACACACCACCTTGTTCTGCATATGTTGAATCTGCTTTAGCAGAATGTGATAGTAGAAGGTCTGCATAATCTACAATGATTAAATCAGGTTTATTTCCTCCTGCAATCATTTTCTCAATGTGTGCTTGGAGTTTCTTCACAGTTACACCTTTTGGTGGGTAATATTTAATTAAAAGTTTACCGCGTAGTCCTTTAATTTTTTGTTTTACATCATCAGTTCTTTCTTTCAATTGGGCAGATGGAATATGAGTAAATACGGTATCGTATCTTGCACCTACATAATGTTCGGATAATTCCATTGTATAGTGAACTACCGAAAGACCGTTTCTTACTGCAGCTGCACCCAATGCAGTTAGAATCCAAGTTTTACCTACACCTGATGGTGCAACAACAACTCCTAACTCACCCGGCCCTAATCCACCATCCATAAGTTCGGTAATTGGTTTCCAATCGGTTGGGACGGTATCACGCTTTACATCTGTTGAACGTTCTTCGAAATCTAATATATAATCGTGTCCTAAATCATTTTCAATCCCCACCTTCATTGCTTTATCTACCAATTCTTTGATTCTATCATAAGAACCGGCTTTTAATAAATCAACTGATTGTAAGATTACACCTTTTAGATTTTGATTTTTACAAAAATCAGTAAACTCATCTTTAATATAATCCAAATCCACATTTCCCACTTGCGTGAAAACATGTTTAAGTTGTTCAATGACAGTCTTTTTAAGAATCTCATTTTCAACTTTAGATAATTGAACTTTGAAAACATCCAATGTTGGATTTTTTCTATATTCTTTATGATAATCTAAAATTTCACCAACAATCCATTTATTAGCCTCACTCTCAAAAAACTTTGTAGTAGTGATTTCAGATATAGTATCTAAAAACTTACCATCAGTTATGAGAGCAGATATAACCTTTGATTGAAAGGATTGTCCATATTTTGATAAAGTATCTACTTCTTGCATTTATGTTTATTTGTAAAATTTTTACAAAGATACGAATAATTTTTTATTTATCCAAATTATTTTTGGAAAATCCATATAGGTTCACCGAATGTGTGATTTTTATTTTGTTCAGCTGTTTTTTTAGATTCATCTGAAAAATATTCACTCACACCCGTACCAGCACCCCCATTATTCGGTCTTTTTGTCATTTCCATACCAATACACCCTCTATACTTTAAACCCCTTGAAACGAGGAAATTATTCATTGAATTGGTGATATCTACATAACCACCTGCAGGTGCAGAATAGACATCTGCGATATTCACTGCAAGAATACCATCTTTTTTAATTGTTGGTATTATTTTATCCAATGCTTTATGTAAAAAATTTGTATTCCAATCATCAATTTCTTTATATCGTAAATAAGATTGTGTATCGTGGTCAGAATATCTTTCGGTATTAAAATACGGTGGTGATGTAAAAACAGTATCAAAATAATTTTCATATTCTGAATAATCTACATCTTCCGCGGGTTGTGGAATAAATGTTGCCTTCTTTGGTTCTTCAAAGAAAGTTTGATATTTTTTATAGTATTCTTCTTGTAAAAGATAATTCGGATGATTATTTAAATTTGGGTCTATTCCAACATAATGTTTAGTTTTGGGTGATGCATAAAATCCTGCGAATCTATCACCCCATCCTGCTGAAAAATCTAATACATTTTCTGAATTAAAGTAATCATATAATGCTTTAGCAACATTTGGTTTAAATTGTGATGCGACATACTTTCTCAAATTCATCGCCATTTTGAGTGAATTGATATTGACATCGGTTAAAACTTTCTCTAATGTAAAAAACGCCCTTACAATTGTTTTAATACCTTCAACCGTTTGCCAAGTTCTCCAACCAGATGGACCTCTAACCCAATCAACTTTATATCTATTTTCAACATGAAATTTATTAGAACATTTATTTCCTACGGTATATTTTTTAAAGTAAAGATGTTTACCATCCATCGTAAGTGGATATTCACTTTCTCTACTATTACGGGGAAACCATTCACCTTCTATTAGGATATCCGGCCACCATGTACCTTTTAGTTTTTTGTAATCTTCTAATACTTCCTCATTGGTATAGACAGGAATTGGTAATGGATAAGTATGACATACTTCTGATAAAGTTTCTACAATATCATCTTTTTCATATGTCTTTAAGATGTATTGCCACTCATCTTCTTCAATTCGAAGATATGGTGTCATTCCATAAAATTTCTTAAAATATTCTTTAATTCCCATCAATTAATACTGATTAATCAGTTACAAAGTTTCCAAATGTAGTTTTAAGCCAATCATTTATATCTCCAAAATTATTTACAACTTTGTATTTCAAAAGAATTTTAAGAAAATCAATTTTATTTAATGGTTTTATTTCTTCATTGAATCGTTCCAATACTTGCATTTTTATTACACCACTAATATCGGGGTCTTTTAATTGCATTAAAGTTTGATTCATTAAAATTTGTTGTTTTGATTCAATGATATCATTATATAATTTAACTTTACCTTTTGTTTCAACTTTCTTTTCTTCTGCTAAACGAAATAAATCATCAACTGAAAGTTGAGTTTCTTCTGTAATTTCTGGAAATCTTTTTATAAGAGTTTTAATTCCACATCCATATACACCCGGAATATTATCAGATACATCACCATCTAATATTCTATATAAAAGAAGATTTTTTGATTCAATACCAAATTCTTCTCTGATTACTTTTTTATTGTAAATTTTCTTTTTAGTAGGAGACCAGACGATGGTTTTATCATCTACTAATTGGAGAAAATCCTTATCAGTAGACATAACCACCGCCTGTTCATTCTCTTTTAGTAATTGAGTGGATACATACGCCATAACATCATCTGCTTCAACTCCATCGTAAATCATAGTTGTAACCGGAAGATAATTAAGAATTTCATTTAACCAAACAAATTGGCGTTTCATTGATTCTTTTTCATCTTCATCATTCATTAAATCTGCATATTGCCTATTTAATCGGAGTTTGTTAGTTTCGCGTTGTGCTTTATAACCACTAAATTGTTTTTTTCTATTTTGAGAACCCCCTTTACCATCAAAAACTATAATACATCTTGTTGGTTGAGTCATTCGGATTGCATATCCTATTGATTTAAGAACACCTACCACACCACCGACATGGTCACCATCATCATTCATAGTTGGTATTGATGTCCAACATCTGATAAATGTGTTTAACCCATCGATAACTAACACACGAGAATTCTTATGTTTATCGATATTTTGGGTGTGTTCTACCTCAACCGAATTCAAAATATTTTTATATAGTTCTTTCATTTAATTTAGTTTAATCATCCATACCAGGACCTGATGTTTCTATTTCCAAGTCTTCCATATCAATATCATCAGATTTGTATTGCAAGATAGTTTCTTGACAAATTCTTTTATAAATTTGTTCTCTAACATCTTCGCGTTCTGTCATTAATCCGATAAAATCTTTGGATTGGAATTTAATAATTTCACCAGTATCCGTATCGGTATATTCATACCATGCACCTGCTTGTTTTACAATTTTATTGTCTTTCATTACGGTTAACCATGAACCATAGTTATCAATACCTCTATCAAAGAAGATATCAAAATCTGCTGCTCTCAATGGTGGACCCATTCTGTTTTTAACAACTTGTGCTCTAACTTTCATACCAACGATTCTGTCTTGACCACCTGTCTTAACTTTAATCTGTCCCATTCCTTTCAAACGCAATCTTACCGATGCGTGGAATGCTAAGGCTTTACCTCCAGATGTTGTCCATGGGTCACCGAACGGCATTGCGTTCATCTTTTGACGTAATTGGTTGGTATATACTAATAAGATTTTCTGTCTTCCAATCATATTAGTAATTTTTCTCATCGCTTTTGAAATGATGATTGCTTTATCGGTAGCATAACCATCTTTACCATAATCTGCTGCTAACTCCGTTTTTGTTGATGCGGCTGCAACTGAATCGGTTACGATTGTCACCAAACGATTCTTATCCGTTTGTCTAACTTTCTCAATGATTGTTTCGGTAAAGTCAAAGATTTGTTCAACTGAATCTGCCGATACATAAAGTAATTTTTTCACATCCACACCGATTGCTTCTAAAAATTCTCTACTTACTGCAGTTTCTGTATCAATCAATACTGCAACTCCACCTTGTTTTTGCGTTTCCGCAAGTAAGTGGGCAGATAGTAATGATTTACCACTTTGTTCTAATCCCGTAACTTCAACAATTCTACCTACTGGCAAACCACCATAAGGACGATTTGAAATCGCTACATCTAACATTGCACATCCGGTTGAAACCCAACCCTCAACGTTTGTAGGGGTCGAATCATCATCCAAAAAGAATGCTACCTTTTGGTCTTTCGATTGTTTATTTAGCTCACCCGCTAGGATATCGGCTAAATCCAATTCTTCTTTCTTTGCCATAAAATGGTTTTAATTATGAGTTAAATAAATCATCAAATGCTGCTTCAACATCAGATGTAGTTTGCGATACTACGGGTGCTGATTTTGGGGTTTCAACTGAACCTCCCATATCATGAGATACTGCTTTGTTTGAAGACAAAGATTCTTGTGATACTGATTTTTCAGCTGTTTTTGTTTCTGCTGCTTTGGTTGGGTCTAACCAACTTTCTAATACGTTTTTCAATTCATCGTAAGAAAGTTCTTGATACAATTCAGTAATTGCAGTTTGCTCATCAATAAATGATTTCGCCTTTGCTGAATCTTCTGAAACTGGAGTTGGGTTAGGTTTAACTCTCAATGTAGTTGTTGGATAAGATGTTCCTGCATCTTCTGCGGATACATACTCAACCGTTAGGTCTCTACCTGCGTTCGGGTCGGTAATATCACCATAATCGGGGTCTGCAATATATCCTAAAATTTCTTGATATACTGTTTTACCAAATCCCCAAAAACGCACACCTTCACCTTCTTCACCTCTAACAATAATAGGTACGAAAGTTCTCAACTTTGGCTCCATTGCCTTAGCTGCTTTCCAATCTTCTTTATCACCCATGCGTTTTAATTTTTCAGCAAACTCAACAATTGGGTCGGGTCTACCAAAACTCATCGGAGATAAGTAAGTTTTGTTATTAATGTTGTAGTGAAAGTAAAGTTCGATGAAAGGATTGTCTTTGTTGAATTTGTAAGGGACAATACGAACTTGATGTTTACCGGGAGTCGGTTTCCAGAGGGCCTCTGTCTTTTTTTGTGTGTTCTGCAACTTATTGAGGCGAGAACGAATAGCGTTGATGTCTAATGCCATTTTCTTTTTGTTTTAAAGTTAATTAATTAATTTGTTTTATGGTTTTATTTACGAGTCTTTCCTACTCGCGGTGTGTAAATATAAATATACGATTTACCGATTTTCGTATAAAGTTTTTGCATTTATTTTGCCCATTTTCCATTCTTTACAATTTGGGCAATAATCCCATATACTGATAAATCCATAAAGGTGTCATCAATCGGTTCTCCTACGTTGTCTTTATTACCTAAAACCACCAATTGTTTCAATCTCTGAACCTTATCGTTAATTCTGAACCATAACCCAGTTAGAGATAATTTAATATCATCTTCGGTTTCTAAAGCAGTTCCCACTGCAATATTACCTGGTCCATAATTGGATTGTTTTAAACAGAATAACTCATATTGAGTAAACATAATTCGTTTAAACTCATCGGTTGTTTCTGGATATTGTTCCTCAATTTGTTTAACGATTTCAGGATTATCGTATTGAATTGCACGAATATCATCTTCTTTTGGTAAGATGTTTAATTCTACTTTTCTTTTTGCCTCTTGTTTTACAACAGTTCTTTCCATATTTTGTTATTCAGTTTCGTTTGATAAATAATTTTCAAATTGTTTTGCTGCCTTTGGATTAACTTCTTTTAGATATTCCAACGATAGTTCATATCTTCCATTGATATTTTGTGAATTAAATAATTCAAGTCTTAAAGAATCTTTTTCGATATCACCACCAGGTACATATCCTGCTTCTACTTGACATTTATTTAATTCTCGTTTTGTTTTATCTAATTCTAATTTAGTGTTTTCATAAAATAGACCCATTATCATAAATGCTATGATACTTGCTACTAAATAAAATCTGATTTGATTGAATGGATACATATTATTTAAATTTTTGAATTACTAACATTGCATCACTCACATCTTCTTCTCTTAAATAACCAACTACATCACCTTTTGCAACTGGATTGTCATAATGAATTTGACCATCTTTCCAAACTGCAATTTCGTATAATCCCCTATCACCACCATAAGTGTAAGGACCTTTGACTACGGTTATACCATACCCATTATCAAAATCTTGTCTTGCTAAAACTCCCATCAAACTACCTCCGGGATGTTCTTCAAATAATAAATCTTTAAATTGTTTCATATTACTTAATTTATGTTTTACAAAGATACGAATAATTTTTGAATTATCCAAAAAAATGTGGGGATTTCTCCCCACTTTTTTTATTTTAATTCTTCTAATGCTTTAGAAGTATATTCATCATAATTTTTATCAAACCCATCTATCGCAACATCAATCAATGAATCTTCCAATTCAAATGATAACTGTCCACTACCTTTTACATTTGTAATAAATGCATTCCAATTATTGATATTTTTAGGTTTGATGTTACGAGATACACCTATAATCTTAACCACATTTTTAGTTGCAACTACATAACCCATTGCCTGTAATCTAGCAGAATCATTAAAATCATCTCGTTTACATTCAATTACAATACATTTAGTATCAGTAGTTATTTTAGCATTTTTGTCTGTTTTATAAATTTTAAAATCATGTCTTTTATTATCGGAATCCCATTCCATATAAACAACTTTTTTTCGTTTTTCTTCTGACATATCATTTAAAAATTCCAATCCCCATTTATTTCGAAGTAAATCGCATACTCCTGAACCCATACTATCATTAACAATTACATCATATAACCATAGTTGAATTGCACGCTCTAACAATTTGTTATCTGGATAAGTATCCAACAAATATGGTTTAAGTGTATCCGATAAAATCTTCTCTAATAAAGGATTTACTCCTGCAAACTTATCAACCGTTACAAAAAATGGTCTTAATTCAACTTTATCAATATCACATTCTAATGTAACATTATTTAAAGATGTAGAACCGGAATGTCCGCGTAATGGAAGAACAAACGCTATTTGGTTTGAACCCTTATAATATACTATTAAATAAGGTCTATCACCTTCCATACCCATTAGGTTTCCATCGCGTTTTCCTAATTTAAAATTACTTAATGTAATTAACTTATCATCATTTTCTAATGGAACTTTAATTACTAATTCCTTGTATGTTTTTGAATGAAGTGTTAAATGATTAAATTCAGCAAAAGTTATTTGTCTACCTTTTTTGCTAAACCATGTAATTGCAATTGGTTGAATTGGTTTACTCAATTCTGCATTTTGTGTTTGAGTATCAAACCCAGATACATTAAATATGTATTCTCTACCTGCCGAAATATTTCTATTATCGTAATGACCAAAAATATTTCTTAAATCTTCTATATATTTTGTGTAACTACCCATACGTTGACTGTATGGAATTTCCATTTCAATTATTACACCACTATTGTATGTATTATCAATTTCAGTATAACTTTCACCCGTTTTTACATCCCACACTTCCCATTCAGACATGTCAATTGTTTTTACCTTATATGTTAAAGATGATGTATATAAAGATTGGGTATATATACCAGTACCATAAATAGAACTATTTTGTGATTCATTTTTATCTTTAAATTCACCCGTTTCAACGGTACCGTCATCTAAAAGATTTTCATTAATAGTTTCTAATCTAGTTCCTTCGCCAATTTGAATTATTTTGGCTTTAAATCCATTTTTTGTTCTAGTAATTTCAAAAATAATTTTTCGAACACTTGCTGGGATGTTTGTAAGAATTTCAAACCATAATTTTAATGGATTCTTACTTAATTCTTGATTTTGTTTCATCGCGGCAGAACCAACTGATTCCATTGTTTTCATTGATTTGAAAATTCCTCTGCGTAACTCGCGACTTACACCTGCTTCTTTTAAAGAAACATTGAAATCCGCTAAAGCTACATCAGAAACTACTGCCTTTTTCGTTTGCTTAACGTTTGCCATAACTTATTTTGTTTTTTTTATTAATGTGAGTTGATAGGATACTCACTTCCCCTTTTTTTTTATTTATTATTGTAAAGATACGAATAATTTTCGTAATATCCAAATTATTTACTAATAAATTTTTCCAAATCATCGGAAAAGAATGAATTGTACATTTCTCTAACCTCCAATGCTACACCTTTACCAAATTGATTAGATTCCCATCCATACATCAAATATGCCTGAATTTCATCATCAATTACTTTGGTAGTGTAACCCATTTCTAACAAATTATTTTTAAAAATAGTATAATAATTTTCAGGTAATCTTTTTATATTTTCTTTAGCTAATTTTTTATATTCTGAATTGGTGTGGTATAATCCATGACAAACTTCGTGTTTAAATGTATCACCTTTTGTATTTTCAGACCCTATGATATACCCATTACAACTATCACCATTCATTTCATATATTTGAAATACGATTTTTTCCATTATCTCATCGTATGGAGTGTACATATCGTAATTTTTATCATAGCAATTATATGCAACTTCTAATGGAACATTGAATCCACTCCAATCAGATGCATAGGTAAATCCTTTACCATATTCTTCACTATACCATTTAATATAATCCCACATATTAAAGGATTTACCTCTAAATTTGGGATTTGGTGATTCATAGTATTCTTGTACTCTACAAAAGGTCATTGCCCTATCGTAATCATCTTTTATGACTACTGAAAAAATATGTGGTTTTATTTCTTTTATTTTATATTTTATACCCATATATTATGGTTTAGTGGTTTTTATTTGAGTTATATGTTTACAATCTTTACCTCTACCAAATCCATATGCAGGACAATCACAACTCCATTTACCATTATTGTTGATTACCTCATATATTTTACCTTTACTACCTTCAACTGAAAAGGTTTGTTTTTCTACTTTTTTTGGTAGTGATACTACTGAATTTTCTACTTTTTTAAACTCTTCTCTAACCCATAGTGATTCGATTTCACTCCATTCATATTTTCTATCTACCGGTGTCCATTTTCCTTCTCTACCAGTAGTAACAATATACCATTGTCCATTAACTACTGATTGAAAAGATACAGGTGGTAAGTTTGATACTATTTTCATAATTATACGATTGGAAACCCAGCAGGTGAGTTTGTTGTTGAAGGTTTCATATAACTAGAATACCTAGTAAGTGATTGTCTACCATACGGACTCATTTTGACTGGATTTGTTGAGATTGAATCCCAAGCAGATTCCCACTTATTTTCTGATAATAATACTCCATCTTTCATAATAAAAGTTAGTACATTATTAGTGTCCATACCAGATTCAGCAATATCTTTTACTTTAATTTTTCTAAAAATATTTTTACGATTTGGTTTATCTACCTCAATGAATAAAACGGTACGAGAATTAATCTTACACACTTTAAGGGTTTTTTCTCCCAACTTACCATTTTTTGAAACGATAACATTGACCATATTACCGCGAGTTACATTTTCTAATTTAACATCAAATAAGTGCTTATTCATAACTTTTATATTTTAATAACCTAACATTTTTAAAACTCTAAACCCGAAGAAAATAACATCATTAAAGTTGTAAATTAATTTCATATCTTTATCTCTTATTACTTAGCTAATATACAAATAAAAATTGAATTATCCAAATAATTTATGAATTATTTTTCAATAAATTTACATAATGTTTTTCGGCCTTTAAAAAGGTGGTTCTACCAATCAGACCATTTGCGTATCCAACTGAATTGGCCATAATACATTCAATGATACCATTTTTATCCATAATTCCACCGTAAATGATATTAAGAAAATGAATGTAATCGTTTAGTTTTTTAGGAGGTTTCATATTTTTAAGTTTTATTTATCTCTCAATCTTACAAAGCTAATATACGAATAAAATCCCAATTATCCAAATATTTTACCATTTATTTTTGACAAAAAAATAACCCATTGAAAGTCAATGGGTTATAATATATTGAAAATCAATAAGTTATTTTTCACCAAATTCAATTACTTCAAAAATTCTAGTACTAATTTTTTTAGTACCTTCAGTATTGGTTACAATAATACAATTTTTGTACATATCCCAATCTACCGTAAAGTTCTTATCGGCAATTCCACCATTTAGTTCTTTAACCAACTCATTTAGGGCGTTTATTGTATATAATGTATTAGATTGTTTTTTTCTATGAACCAAAATAGTATCCTTTAAAGGGTATGTTGGTTTATATTGCGTATCTATGTTATATGTAATAAATAATTCATCCAAATTTGTCTTATTTTGTAAGACATAGATGTAATTATATACTAAATGATATGTTTCTTTAATTTGTTGTAATGTTTCCTGTAACGCTTCCTTTGTGGTAAACGTACACAATAATTGTGTCACCATTAAATCTCTCCTATTATACTTTGACTATAAATATAATTTTCTAGTTGGAAAGACTTATTATTGGATAAAGTTACAAATAATATATTATTTTGATTTTCTTTGTGAATCTACTTTCGTAGATATACAATTTCTCATATCAAATCCAAATCCACTCGCTACTTTTTGAGATGTTCCTGCGGTTCTCCATGTATCATCACATATTTCAGTAGTTTCATCTCCATTTGTAATCACAATTGAACCTGATTTTGAATCAATTCTACAAGTTTCTTTAAGATGTTTTTTTAATTCATCTCTACCTTCGGTTGTTGATATATTACCTTTAAATCCACTTTTTTCAGCAAGACATTCTCTAATATGTTTAGGTTGAGCTCCTCTAATTCCCATCTGAAGAATTATCTGCCCATCACCACCATCAATGTAAGTATCAAAATGCATAGCATCCATTACTGTACTAATATATCCTTGAACATGAGGACCATTTTTTCCATTTTTAGGAAATCCTAATTTTTCATCTTCTGATTTTATATCACTTACTACTTTGTTATGCGAAGAGGTAACGGCATCCTTTTCAGTTTCTTTAATTTGAATACATCTACTAATAGATGGGGAATCAAAATCAATATTTGGATGTGAATCTCTGAATTTTTTAACTTGTGAAAATTCTCCGATTTTTGTCATTATTTTACCATACGGGTCAAATGCAGGATTTTTACCAGAATCTAATAATAATTGAGAATGTTCTTGCATCAATTTAAGTTTTTCAGCAATTGAAAGTGTATTAATATCTTTTCCTTTACCTTCCACATACTTAATAAATGCTTTGTTACTATTAAGGTTGTTTATATATTTTTTCATAACATGTAATTCACAAATTTGTGAAATACTATCATCAATCTCAATTTGATTTGTTGTTCTTACTGCAGATTTCTTAACATCCGATACTGCTTCAATACCTTCATCAATTGATTTAATTACTGCTTTTGCAACATCATCACCATATTGGTCTTTAATGACATTAAATCTATTGGCAGGTGTGGTATTGTTTTGAGGGTCTTTTAAATCATCACCTTTTTTATTTGATATTGATACAACACACATTCTACCATTTGAATCCTGCCCAACAGTGTAGGTATCGTGATATTTTCTGAATTTTTTAAATCCATTTACTTGTTTTGTGTAAAAATTAATATCATCTTGATTACCATCTAATTCTGCTTTCTTTAACTTTTCAACCAATTTAGATTCTACATTATCATCAATAGGTTTTTCAGATTGTAAAGTTGTATTTGGTTTACTCATATCCATATCAGTATCTTCATCTAATATTTTACGAGTTGCTAATGTACCATCAAATGATGCTCTCATCCATTCTAAATATGCACCATCATTACCTGCAAATCCTGCTTTACCTCCTAAATAGAAAACTGAATTTGGTATAGCTTTAATTCTTTCTAATTCTTGTTTAGCAAAAACTTCTCTGGTTGCAATATAGTCATAAGCCTCATCTGAATTTGGGTCTAATCCAAGTGCTTGTAAAGTTGTAAGTTCGGTTGCAGATGGAAATTTACTTCGACCACTACGAGATTTTAAACTATTAATTTCTTCATCTATTAATGATTTGTTTTTTTCTTTTAAATCATCAACATTTAAAGTATTCATTGTATTACAATAACGAGATTCACCTTGTGATGCAACAGCACCTCCAGCACCAGATATTCCCATATCTCTCTTTTGTTGTAATTCAGTTTGAGTATTATCTAATTCAGTTTTTATATCCTCATTTGATTCTACTTTTTTATCACTATCACCTACTTTTTCAGCATCCATTCTATCTCTAATCTCTTTCTCTTTTTCTATATTTGCTTGATATTCTGGTGTTGCTAATGCTGTACCGGTTTGTGGTTTTTCTTGTTGAGTTTCTCCTGCTGCACTCATTCTTGCTGCAGTTGCTGCGTTTTTACCTGCAGCTGCAGTTTCACCTTCATCACCCTGTTTTGATTTTATTTTTTCATATTCATCATCTGAAATAGGCTGTAATTGGCCAGCATCATTTTTTGTAAATTTTTGTGCATTTGGACTTTTTTCTTGTCCTTTTTTTACATATACACCTGCACCTAAATGATGGTATTCTGCATCTTCACCTGCAGTTTTGTTTTTATGGTCTACTGATTTTGGAGCTTCATTAAGAAAATCCATTATAATATATTTCTCATCAATCTTACCCCACTCTGATAAGATTTCATACATAATTCGTTGGTGTTCCTTATTTTTAACATCGGGAATACCAACTCTATACGAAAGTTCGTAAATTAAATCTTGTATTAATTTTTTATAATCCATACTGATAAATATATTATTTTATATAAACTGCTAATGTATTGAAATTTGATGTAATACCATTTACATTTGTGGCTACATTCGCCATTCCATAAACTATATTACTAGTCCTATTTGTCCAACCACCATTTCCTAGTGCATTTCCACTTCTACCATACGCAGTTGTTAAATCGGTTGTTGGAGTAGTTACGGTCCACCATTGTGTAGTATCATATAACCAATCCGGTGGTGCTTGTGTTGGTAATGAACCTGTCATTAAAGTATAACCTTTTATTGGATTCCAACTTCCGGTCAATGGAGTTGAATTTTTTAATGTATTTGGTGAAGCAGTTGTTGAAATATCTAATGCGGTTGGGTTTGAATATGTTACTGAATGTGCAACACTACAATTTGATAAGTGTGGTTGGACCGATGCAGTTGAGGCCATTCTCATTACAGAATTACATTGTGCAGAACCCGATGTTGAATACCAAAGATTTTCTGCATTTCTATAATGTTTGATAAATGATGGGGTTTCCAAACTTCCACTATCTGCATTTGGATATGGGTAACCCAATTGCGTTGAACCAGATGGATTGTAAGATATTAACATCCAACCACCATCATTATCCGTTTGGTTACAATAAACCTGTACTGAACCTGTCATCATTCCAGTCTTTATCCAATACCAACCATTTGTTCTAACTCCGGCATTATATAATTGAACGGCAGAAACAGCAGGATTTGAGAATGTTCCCAAATTTGCACCTATTGTTACTCCATTTACAAATGTTATTGCCATATTAATATAATCTTTCTATTGAAATGAAGTTGTTAAGATAACTACCACCAATTATCAAAATAATTCTATATACTCTACTATTTGTATCATCTCTTAAAATGTAAGTAGACATATCACCTTGTTGACCAAAATTCCAACCAAACAT